ACGCGCGCCCCTTGCATTATCAAACGTGAGCGCATACTATTGAGACTAACACGGTAAGGAGAACGCGGCATGGCACAAATCGCAATGGCGACATTCACGAAGAACGGGCACGGTGTTCGCCTGTCGGAAATCACGATTCTGTCGCCGTCGGGCTGTTTCATTGAGGAACACCGCTACGTGGTGTACTCGAAGACGCCGGGCAAGCCGATTGATTCCGCGCTGTACACCGGGCCGGACGCGGAAGACAAGGCGCGGGCAAAGTACGCGGCGGAACAGTCGCGCATCGAACGCAATCACTGAGGAAAACGAGCATGACCGAAGAACAGAAAGCTGCGCTCGAAAGCGCGATAGCAACGATTGAAAGGCTATACGGAAAGTGCCGGGAAGCAAAAGAACTGCGCGCGCTTCTCGCCGCATCCACGAGCGCAAAGATGGAATTCAAGCCTGTCGGCGGAAACGAGCACATGATCGTGCATGGAACACCCGAAGTCATCGACGCACTGAAAGAGCGGCTTACGCACGACTACCGTATCGCCGCATCCGCGCCCAATCCGAGCGACAAGCAAGAGGCATGGGCGTTTAAATCGGACGGGCAACTCTGGGTCGTGCGTAGCCGGGCGGTCGCTATGCGATGGAAAGAGCAAGGCTTCGAGATTACGCCTGTTGAACCTGCCCAGTCCGCAGAGCAAGACGTACCGATGGACCCGCGACTTAACCCGCACGGCATTGTGGCATCGCCAGCGAGCGGGCAGGGCGGCACGCAGGCGGAAGCGCCCAATGCGAGTTACGAACCTGTACCGATAACTGACAAAACACTATGGCTTTGCAAGCAATGCAACGTCTGGGTAAATGGATCGACGGCACGCGATCACAACCATGCGCCATCGACGCCGCGCGCAAGGGAGAACAGAAGAATGTATAAGCGCGATCAATTCGAAGCGTATTTCGCCAAGCGCACCGCATGCGACGTCGCGGAAATCGTTGCCCTGCGTCGCGGTGATGGCTACACGCTGATTGCATCGTACCTACAAACGCTGTGGGAAGGGTGGAAAGCCTGCATCGACGCGCAGGGCGGCGCGCCGCGTGCGCAGGAAGACGAAGCCGCGTATGAAGCCTACGCCGCCCGGCCCGTCATCGACCCGGAAGACGAGTTTCACACGTACAAATGCGCGCTGCATCATGCGTTCTTCGCAGGCATCAAGCACGAGCGCGAGAAGGGCGGCGCACAGGCGGATGAAGCCTTGAGCCTCGCTAACGCAGACTGGCGGACTCTTTACGACATGGTGTACGGGCACGAATGCACGTTCAAGAGTTTCATGGCGACCGTCGATGATATCGCCGGGCAGGGCGGCGCGCAGACGGATGACTGCCCGAATTGCGGATGGGATGGCTCGCTGTCCACGCTTGGCGAGACGCAGGCGGCGGGCGAGCCGGTCTATCAGGTGTACGTCAGTGGCGGATGGCACGAAGTAGAGCGGCCCGACTATGACGCATTCGAAGGTTCCAAGCAAACGCTCTACGCCGCGCGCAAGGGGGAATGACATGGCATCCGCCAATAGCCGGTTCTCGTGGTTCATGCACATCGGCACCTGCTACAAGCGCGGATATGAAGCGCAGCAAGCGGGCGAGCCGTTCGAGAACATGCCGTATCGCACCGGTTCCGGCGTGCAGCAACAACGCCGCGCCGCATGGGAGCGTGGATACCGCCGCGCCGAACAGGGATTGCCGCTGGACGACTCCAACGGATAGAACCCGCCCGCACCAACACTCACCCCGCAACCAATGGAGCAAACATGAACCGCGACCAACTGCTTGAAGCCATCCGCCAGTTCTTCAGTGACCGAGACAGAAGCCGCGAAGAAACGCGCGATGGCCTGCTCGAAGCGCGCGACGAGATTGATATCCTGCTCGATGCGCTGAAGTAAGCCGCGCACACACACCGAGAAGCCCGCCGCGCGCGGGCTTTTTCACGTCCGCACTTAGGAAAACACAAAGCGTTCTCCGCAGGATGGTCCCTTAACGTCGTCAGGGTAAGCACTCGCGCACCCATGCTATGACCGACGAATCGAAAGACCCGCAACCGAAGAAGCCGCGCAAGCCTGCCGCGAAGAAGGCCGCGCCCGCACGCAAGCAACCCGCACGCAAGACGGCGGCGCGCAAGCAACCGGCGAAGGCTCCCGCACGCAAGGCCCCGGCGAAGAAAGCCGCGCCCGCGAAGAAGGCCCCGCCGCCAGCGAAGAAGGAACCCGCGCGCAAGGTCGCATCGGGAACCAAGCTCACGAAGGAACAGGCATCCGAATTCGTCGCCCGCTCTGTCTCGGACATGGTGGGTGAGGCTACCCGCGCAATGGGAAGGCCGACCAAGTACCGCGACGAGTTTGTGCCGCAGATGATTGCCTTCTTCAACATCCGCACACAGAAGGTCATTGAGACGCCGCTGAAGAACAAGGACGGCAGTGTGGCCACGGATAAGCAGGGCAACGTCCTGTATGAGAAGACCGTCGTCACCAACGAATTCCCGACGCTCGAACGATTCGCCTCTGAATTGGGCGTCACGCGGCTCACTTTGCACAATTGGGCGCACGACACGGACGACGATGGGAAACCTTTGCGGCCCGAGTTTTTATACGCCTACGCGCGCGCACGGGATTTGCAAGCGGCGCTCACTATCGAAGGCTCCTATGCCGGGATTTACGAGTCGCGCGCATCCACGCTTGGACTGAAGAACCTTGCCGGGTGGAAGGATCAACTCGAAACGCACGTCGAAGGAACGATTGAATCGACGTCGCAGGAAAAGCTGGACGAGATTTACGCCGCAGGCATGGCAAACGCCAAGCGCATGGAAGCCGAAGCGCGCAATCGGGCGCTGCTTGGCACTGTGCCGGGCATTGCTGCGGCATCCGCTTTCCGTCCGTCGGAGAACGACGACGACGACGCGGACGACTGAGCATGGCCCCGAAGGTAAAGACCCTAGTCGATGACTCGCGCTATCTGGCGTTTGTCGAGCGGTACGCATTTGACGTGACGCGCTTCGCCATTGAAGTGTGCGGACTGACGGCCCCGACGTGGCAACAGATTCAGCTATTCGACTCTGTGAGCAATCCCGGCTCGCGCACGTCTGTGTCGTCCGGTCACGGCACCGGCAAGACGTCCGGCTTCGCCATCATCGCGAAGTGGCATTTGCTCTGCTACGCCTTCTCGAACACGTTCCTGACCGCGCCGATGCTCAAGACGGTGCATGACGGCGTGTGGAAGGAATTCGCCGACTTGTCCGAGAAAATCCGCAACGGCCCGCACGCGTGGATACGCCCGTACTACGAAATCGAGTCGGAGAAGGTGTACGTCAAGGGCTTCAAGCTGAACTGGTTTGTGCTCGCGAAGACGGCCCCGCGCGGCTCCCCTGAAAACCTCGCCGGTACTCACCGGGACTGGCTTCTGTGGATGGTCGATGAAGCGTCAGGCGTGCCGGATGCGAACTTCGGCGTGGTGACGGGCGCATTGACCGACGAGCGCAACCGCATGGCGATGGCGTCACAGCCGACGCGCTCGACCGGCTTCTTCTTCGACTCGCACCACGGCCTGTCGCGCGACGAAGGCGGCGCGTGGAACAACCTCGTCTTCAACTCGGAAGAATCGCCGATTGTGTCGGCGGCGTTCATTGCGGAAAAGCGCGCGCAGTACACCGCTGAGGAATACGCGATCAAGGTGCAGGGCCGCTTCCCTGAGAACAGTTCCAAGTACCTGATAGGCCCTGAAGCCATCCGCAAGTGCCACGGTCGCAACGTCATCCTGCCGGAAGACGAATGGGGCTGGATTATGCCGCTCGATATCGGCGGCGGCGGCTGGCGAGACGAGACGGTAAAGCTCGCCATGCAGGTAACGGGACAGGGCGAGTACGGCGAGAACCCGCGCCGCGTGCAACTGAAAAAGGTGCTGCTGCATTCGGGCGGCATCGACCCGGCACAGGTACACGGTCACGTCGTCCATCAATGGGGCGAGCACGACAACGCCACGTCGATGATTGACGCGGGCGGTATGGGCTTGGTCGTTTGCAAGCAATTGGATCTGGACGGTTTCTCCAACTACATCAAGGTGCTTTGGGGCAAACCGAACTTCGCCAAGGAATACCGCGAGCGCTACTTCAATCAGCGCGCGCAGGCCATGTGCGGCATTGCCCGCGCCGTGGAAACCGGGCGCTTTGGCATCGACGCCGACATTGAACCGGGCTTCGTCAAGCGGATGGTGCTGCAAGGCTCACGCATCCCGTACCACTACGACGAGAAGGCCCGGCGCGTGATTATGAAGAAAGAGGACATGAAGAAAGAAGGCATCCCGTCGCCGGACATATGGGACGCCTGCTCCTTTCCCTTTCTCGAAGACGCCTATTACAGCGTGTCGGGCGACGCCTACAAGACGACGACCGGCAAGACCGAAGACCTTCAATCAACCCGCGAACGAATGCTCGCGAAACTGCGCGAGCAACAAGCCGCTGCGCGCTCTGCAAGTTAGGAAAACGCATGTCACTCCCTGAGAAAACGCCTGCAATCATTGGACGTCGTGAAGCAAAAGAGCGCGGCCTGACGTCGTATTTCACTGGCAAGCCGTGCAAGCGCGGACACGTCACGAAGCGCCAATTGAACGGGACGTGCGTGCTGTGCGCGCCGGAATACAAGACGGCTCACACGCAGCGCGCATTGGAGCGTGACCCGGAAGGTGAGCGCTCTCGTGTGCGGGCGGCAGTCAAGCGCCATTACGACAACAACAAGACCGCGATTCTGGATAAGAAGCGCGCCTATTACGTGCAGAACGCAGCGGCGCTCAAGGCGAAAGCCAAGGCGAACCGCGAGCGGAAGAAGGCAGACAAGGCCGCGCCTGCCGCCGACTAACAGAGGGAGCCATGAAAGCCATTCACGCGATTCTCACCGCCGCCAAGGGCGTTCTCGCCGCCTGCGGCCTGAAGAAGTATGCCGTCGCCGTCGAAGTCGCTGACGTCGCGCTGACGACCGTTGAAGGCGTCGTCGCGCAGGTTCAGACGCACGCCGCCGACGGCGCGAGCACGGTGTTCCTGTCCGCGCCGGACATGTCGCCCGCGCTGTTCCGTCAATACACGAGCGCGCTGCGCGATGCCTTCCAGAAGGAATACGCGCGCACCGGCAGCAAGCTCGCGCACGTTGTCATGCTGCCGCCCGGCATGACGCTGGAAGTGGTGAAAGAAGCCGCCGACCAACTGCTGCACGCCGCCGAATACCTGAAGAAAGAAGGAGCACAAGCATGACCGACGCCGCACAAGACACGCCGCTGACCGAAGCGGAACTGAAGAAGGCCAAACGCGCCATTCCGACGACCCGCGCCGCCGCGCGCCCGTCCGATGCGCTCGGCAAGCTGTTCAAAAATGCCGGACTCACGAAGGGCATTGATACGTCCATCGTGCTCGGACATGACGCGAATCACCTGCTCGTGATTCAGGCGATTGCCGCCGACGGCTTGTTGGTCGAGAAGACGCCCGAAGTGCGGATGCTGCTCGAAGGCATCGCCCGCGCCTGCGGTCAAGCGCTCGCTCTCCAACAACCGAAGGACGCCGCCGAATGAAAGTCTTGCAACTGACCGCCCTCGATGGCTCGAAGTGGAACATTCCCGCAACCGTCATCGCCGACTCGTACAAGGCTCACTACGGGCCGGACGAAGAACCGGACGACGGCGACCTGATTGAGTGGGCGGGCAACGACATGAACTGGTCGGACGTGCGCGAGCACGCGGTACAGGTCAAGGGCGCGGACGCTTGCGACATGCAGGATTCATGGCTCGAAGGCGACTTCGAAATCGCCGACACGCACGACATGCCCGCGCGCGCCGCCGAAGTGGTGAAAGTCTCGACGCAAGCGGAACTCGTCGGCGGCATCGTGCTCACGCAGGAACAGGTTGACGTGCTGGCGCTGTCGGTCAAGGTCGGCGAAGCCATGACGAGCAAGGACTATCTCGACCTGTTCTACGCCATGCGCGACGAAGCCCCGACGATTCTCGCGGGCGTGCAACCGGGCGACCACGGCGACGCGATCATTGCCGCCTTCGGCGAGCGGGCGGCGCGCGTGGCGCTGCTCAAGGCGGCGGGCCTGTGATTCGCCCCGACTGGCTTTCCGTGAGCGAGTCGGAAGCCGTCGCGGCGGGCGCGACCCATGCCGGATACCTGTTTGGGGTTCCGGTCTGGATTGCGAACGTCGGCGACGACACGCCTTTGATGGCGGCGAAGTTCATCCCGGCTGAATCGTGGATTTCCGCCTGTCTTATCGCGACGCAATTCCTCATTGACCTAAACGTGCTCGAACGCGTGCCGTACTACTTCGGCGACCCGCTCGGGCAACCCGCAGGGGCATGACCATGATGTTCCCCGTTCATTTCTGGCTCGTGTGGCAACTGTCCATGCGGGCGATGTTCAACCCGTTCCCCGCCCCGAAGCTGGCGAAACCGGAAGCGAAAAATGACTGACCATTACGACCAACGCGAAGCCCTGTACGAAGCGAATCAGCAACGCGCCGCGCAACCGATCACGCCGCAAATGTTCGACGTGCTCTACGTGCTCGACTACGCGGGCCGCGTCAATGGCGGCGCGTTTCTGTCAGGCATTACCTGCCTGACAGAACTCTACAGCCGTGGGCTTGTGGACTACGAGTGTCCGTCTGTCGGCGTCGCTATGTGGTGGATCACGGACGCGGGCAAGGCGCGCAAGACGAAGGAACTCGCCACGCGCACGGAACACGCGCCGCCGCTTACCGCTGTGCTCAAGCCGGATGCCGCCGAACGCGCGCTGTTCAAGCGCCCGCATCAAACGCTCGCGCCGCTCCAAGGCAACCTGTCCGACGTGCTCGTGCCGCCGCCGTCGCACTCGCATGGCGTGCTGCCGGATGGCGGGCATTCTTTCGCGCTGCATGTGCATACCGGCGAGCATTCGCACTTCCACGGCGTCACCGAAGCCGGGCAGCACTCGTATGGCATTCCGGGCCTGACGCGCGCCGCGCCGGTCGAACTCGACCCAATCGCGCCCGGCGATGAATGGCCGCGCTCAACGCCGCTAAAAACGCCGCTGCGCGCCCGCGTGTTCTACGACGGCTCATTGGTCATCGACAACCCCGCGCGCCCGCTGGTGGTACGTCCGCTGCGCCCGGATGACATGAACGGGCACACGGAAGAAATCGTCGGTACGGAAGTGGACGCGGAAGCATTCATTCGCGCCGCCATCATGCTCGCGCAAGCGATGGGAGAACGCCTGTGACGACGGCCACGGAAAGCCCCGAAATCGCCCCGCTGCGCGTTCGCCTGTACTCGGACGGCGCAATGGTCATCGACACGGAAGCGACGCCGCTAGACGTCGATTCCGAGGAAGACCCGGAAGTGTTCTCGCTCGATGCCGCGCTCGGCTCGAAGCTGCCGCTGTTCCTGAAATCTCTCGC